CCGTCCTGACAGGCCAGATGGACCGCAACGCAACCGCGAAGAGGAGCATCTTCGATGATGACCCCTGGATGGATACCCTGGGCGGCAGATCCTCTGAGGCCACAGTCCTGAACCTGGCCGGAGCCGGAGAGCTGGAGGACAGCCAGATTGACAGGCTCTACGACGGCCAGATCCCGGAGGCTATGCCTTGGATGTAGAGCCCCGTCATCCATTCATGACCATTGCGGAGATGGCCGTTGCATGTGGTGGAGTCTCGGTCCCCGACGAGCCCAAACCGGACGAGGGCTATTTCGCGAGGATGAACAGCCCCGAAGTCAACGACGAGAAGCTCCAGACCGCTTACGCTGCCCTAGAAGAAGCTGAAGAAACGCTCTTCCTGGCCGAAGAGGCCCGGATAGAGGCTGCCATAGCCAGGGAGACGGCATACCTAGCGGCAATCAATGAGGCTGTAGCCGATGGGATCACGGACCCCGGCAGGCAACAGCAGAAAGCCCAGAGGGCGACCCGCGATCAACTCACTACTCTCCACCAGGCGGAGAAGGCCAGCCGGGCAGCGCAGCATGGGTACAAGCTGGCCGGCATAAGGCTAGATAGCCTGAATCGCCGTATACAGCTTCTCCAGCTCCTCTCTGAGAGGAGCAAGTGATTCTTTTTTTTCAGGTCTTCATGATGTAGGCCAGGGCGTAGTAGTTAGGCAGGCTGGCCACGGCGTTCCCGGTTATCTTTGTTCCTTCTGCGGCACTGTGGCCGTGACCGGCGCCTGATCCGGCATTGGGTGTGGTCCCGTTATGCGTATAAACAGATCGGACAATATATTGATATGTCGTGGGATAACCAACGTATGATACCCCGTTCATATATTTATCCAGAAAATCATGGGTGTGCGCGGCCATCTCGGCGATAGTCACCGAATGGGCTCCTACTGTCAGCGTTCCGGTCGCTGTGAAGGTCGATGATCCGCCAGTCGCTCCAGGGTTTGCCGTCCCCCCTGCCCCATAAGAGAACTTGCCCCGCATGTCTGGAGTCCCATTATTTCCATCACATAGCACCCATCCAGCCGGGATATTGGCTATGGCCCCATACCACCAAATGATCAGGCCGGCCTCGACCCCCAGGCCTGCGAAGTCTGAATAGTGCAGGTTCCCACCTGAATAGTAGAGGAGATCTGCATCCAGCCCCGAGCCAGAGCCATCGTTCCCGGCATGCCAGAACGTGGAGAGCATGTAGGTGCTGGTGTAGTATGAGCTGTCGTGGTTATGGGTGGACAGATAAGAGTAGGCCTCATCGTACTGAGTCTCAAGGTTATCGAACTTCGCAGAGTCTAGGGTGGTGGTGCTCTGCCAGGTAGGATTAGGAGTATAAGCCATTTCGATCTCCTCACTCACACTTCATGATGAAATAGACGGCATAATAGGCAGGCCGGGAATCGAATGCATTGAACGTGATGCTCGATCCCGAGGTATGATTATGCGAATCATTTCCAGTAGATTGTTCCAACACGGCCGAGTCTTCTTGAGTCGCAAAATCTGGGCATGATCCCGCCCCGGACGACATCAAGGCAAGCGAATTCCTCTTTTCCGTATATCCATGCGCATGGACGGGCAGCTCATCGGTGGTCAGAGTATGATCGCCAATAGTTACGGAGGCGGTTGGGGTAATGGTCCCGTTCCAGCTTCCTGGGCCTCCGGTATCTCCAGGATTGTAGCTTCCCCCGGCACCTATTATGAACCTCTCCACCAAATTAGGAGTCGTATAGCCATTGTGGGCGGCCCCATCGCATACATACCAGCCAGGGGGGATGGTGCCGTAATGCCAGGCCATGATGGCCCCTATGGGCATGATCTCTTGGACGATGGTACTCAGGTGGTTCCCATCTAGGAGATCTGCATCGCACCCTGTATAGAACGAAGTCGAGAAGAAGGTGCTATCGGCGAGGGTCTTTGTGTGGTAGCGATCGTCGTGGTTATGTGCTACAATAAGGGCATTGATGGACGTCCATTGGCCCTCGATGTGATTCATGGCCTCAGCGGATCTCAAATCAGTGTCGCTCCAGGGATCATGATACTTGGTGTACGCCATCTATACCGCCCCCTTCATGATAAAGGCCAAAGCCCGGAAAGGAGGGCGCTTGTCCTTGTCTGTGGTCCCCGCAAAGCTCCCGGTATGAGTATGTGACTCTCCGCCACCGACTGAGGCGGTAGTTCCATATTCATTCGTTATTGTTATACCATTGGCATAATAAATTGAACCATCACCGGCAGGATATTTTCCAGAGGACAACGCCCCCCACCAGTCTGGGATGGTGCCGTGCGTGTGCTTGGGGATTTCTGTCGCCGTGAGGGCATGCCCGCCTATGGTCACGGATGCCGCGCTCACGGTGACGCTGTTTGATCCGCCCAGGTCACCTAGATCATAGTTCCCGCCCGCGCCTACTGGGAAGCGATCCCTCAGGTCTGGGGTAGAGTTCAGGCCATCACAGAGGTACCAGCCCGCCGGGATGGTCGCAACTGTGGAATGCCAGAGCCCTATGCATCCTGCAGGAGTGCCCGAGTTGATGATTTGCTGGGCCGTCCACCCATCCAAGGTGGCTGCGATCATCCCCGAGCCGGAGCCGTCTGTGGCTGCTGTGAAATACTTGGCATTGGCCTCGGTCTTGGTATAATACCGTTCACTGTGCCCGATAGCGTCAATTGCCGAAATCGCGGACGTGTAGATGGTCTCCAGGTTATTGAGTCCATCCACCTTGTTCTGGGTGCTCATGCCCGTTTCGACCCATGTGGTGGGGACGTAAGCCATTTTAGAGCCTCGCGTCCGCTACCCAATGTGCTTGATAGAAGGCCCCGATTGTGAAAGGATTCGAAGCGTCAGTTACTTTTCGGAATGCGTCTCGATTGGTATTGACCGAAACGCAGGACGTTCCAACGTCGGTTGACCCCGTGTCCGACACTTTATTTATAGTTCCTATATAACTATATACGGTTATTTCGGTTGGCCCTGGTTTTGGCTGTCGAAAACCGCGGCCTAAATATTGAGCAGCGCCAACGCCAACACCCACCAGCAACGCAAGGCCCGCCCCGCTGTTCGGAGTCCCTGGCGCGACTCCGTAAGCATACGAGGATTCCCAAAATCGATAGCACTTCCACAGATCTTGCACAAAAGAAATTGGCATATATGGAAGGCATACCGGGCCTTGGTTCAGTTGTACATCCGAGATATAGAGTAGATCATCTACGGCAGCATCTGTATCGTCCACCCAAATGAGCACGGCCAGATTGGCCATAGAGGCAGTATCGATAGCTATGTTCTCGATCTTGTAGGTAGTCCATGTATCGGCCACGAGAGTCAGGTTAGATGCGGTGTTCTCCGCTGTCCAATTGGCCGCCCATGTGGGATTAGCGCCTTCTGCCCCCCAGGATGCCACCACATCGCTTGTTACGGCATCCGCCGTACCGTTCCAAGAAAGGACAACGGCCCGCACATTTTCAATTACTTTCCCTGTGACCGTCCGGGCCTTGAACTGGAGGCTGGCGACCTTCCCGGCGTACTTGATCGCGTCTTTGTTCTCGATGATCTGCAGGTATCCAAACTTTTTATTCGCCGTTTCCACTTCGAACTTCGCAGAAGCGGAGCCTCCTGTTGGAATTACTGAAGACTCTGCAGAAACATCTACAATATCATTGCCATCTGAGAGCAATATCCATTGGTCGTGCAGGTAAGTATCATCGCTATTGGCAGGAGTAGTTGCACTCGTATATGTGGCGACAGATTGCTGGTTGATCTGGAAGGAGCCATTGATCAGGGCCTGCCAGTAGACGCCCCCGGGCAGGCATACGAGAGCCTGCGCCTCTGCCAGCGTCTTTTTGGCGAAGGCCCCCGACCCCGATGCCATAAGCATATCATTGACTGCCGTGGCCAGGGAGTGCTTGAGGAAAGCCGTATCCTCCAGCCCATCTAGCAGGTCTGCATTCAGGTTAGTAACTTTCGTCGTGCTTGCTATCGTGAGTGGCGCTGTGCCTGTGGCCACATCAGCCACAAGCGTCTCTGCCCGGATCTCATGAGCGCCGGCATCCCAGTTGGCGGAGAGGGCGACAGAACCATCCGATTTTATTAGGCCTGTCATATCGGCAACCAGGGCAGGCCAGACCTGTCTCCAGACTGCCGCGCCTACTGTGACCGCTTCGGCGATGAATACCTTATGCCCGGTGGTATTGACCCAAATGGAGCCGATGGCATAGCCGTCCCCCGAGTCATCGGTGACGGCGGGGTCTACCGTGGCATCCCATTTTCCTTTAGCCAGTGAAGCATCGATTGTATCATAGTTGCTATTGATCGTCTCATAGCTCACCTGCTCACTCGATAGCGGTTTCACTATCCCGGAATTTCTTGTGCATGGCGTCCCCATAATCAGGCCTCGTAAGTATCGGTGAAATTGAACTGCAAACTCTCTAAACTGGTTTTGGTTTTCACGTAAGCATGCGTCTCCATCTCTATTCCCGTTCCTGCCGTCTGGCTGCAGCCATCCCCGCCCCAAAGGCCCACGTGAGAGATGGCTACTCCATTGGCCTCTGCTGCCAGGACCAGACATACGGTATCTATCTGAGTCGCCCCAATGGTTTGGGAGGTGACAGGCTTCCGGAAGAACTCGACTCCGCCGGTATATAGAACACAATAGGAGAGCTTGTCCGCATCCGTCAGGCATGGGAAGTCTATGTCCGCCGGAGTGCCAGAGCTGTCCACTGAGAGGAACGGGTTAGGGTGGTCCGAGGAGGTCCAGACTTTCGAAAATTCTTCTAAGCCCTGTACTACATCGGCCTCTCCTAGCGATTCTGCAGATTGCCGTTTGGTCTCATCTGCCAACCGGCAGAAGATCTTCTCCCAGGAGTCCTCCACCGGCCCGTCGCATGCCTCCACCTGATAGATCAGGACCCCGTCCTCAGTTCTAACCGATATAGCCGTGATGAGTCCCTGAATGGCCGTTAGGCCGGCTGCAGTATAGGTGATCGTCTGCAGGACCCCGCAAGCCAGACCGTGGGTCAGAGTCTCATAATAGATCTTGGTGCCGATTCGGGCATAATGAAGGAGCTTTGCCCTGGCCATAGCAACGGCAGAATCCTGGCTCTGCACCGCAGCGTCCTTGGCCACGTTCTCAATTTTCCCAGACCCGAAGCCCTGAGCCAGGGCTTGCCGGCTGATCTCTGCCTGCTGGGATGCCTTCGCGATGAGCTTGTAGGTGCCGATGTACGACACCGAGAGAACATCCGAAGATTCTAAGACTATGCCGGTGGTCTCCTGAGCGATGACCATATCACCCTTCGACCAATACCAGTCATAGCCGGATGTGTCCACTCCTTTGATGCCCACTGTCTGAGGCAGGCCATTCAGGGTTATGGTGGGCTCCTTTGCCGGAGGATAACCTAGAGGGAAACTTCGTACAGTTCCATCGCCAATAAAGCTTTCTGTCTGGGTACTTGTGAGGGCCTGGCCGCCTTGAACGTATTGGACATTCCGGTATTCTGGGTTGCCCGACACAACTTCTAGAGAGCCGTGCCTGATATCGGTGCCGTCCGCAATATGCCAGGCTGCTGCATATGTGCCCCTTGCGACGAAGTAGAGCTTCTTTTCTTCGGAAATGAACCAGGTGTAGCCGCAAAGCTCCGAGACTTTCTCAAGGACTTCGGTGCACATGACCCGATTGAAGGAGATGTTCTCCAGCTCTGCCCCCGGCTGAATCTCTCCTTCGGTGATGCCCTCTTCGGCCAGGACTTCCAGTACATCATAGATTATCTCCGCCCCGGTGGTCTCCTCATAGGCCCCAAGGAAGGTCCTTCTGTCTGCCAGAGCATGATAATCCACACAATCTATATGATGCACCATCCAGCCCCACGAAGGTGCGGCAGGGCTCTTCTTCTTGGCTTCGGAGATGATCCCACCGAACACTATGTTTTCATCATAGTCATAGATGATGACTTCCTGGCCGTATTCGAATGCGTATCCAGCGCCATTGTCGAGAATCTGGAAGCTTGCGGTAGATCGCTCTTCGATACGGGTGTCAATGCTCAGGGTGTCGAGGAGTGGCTGGCCTATGACCACTCCTGCAATTTCTATCGAGATGCCCCGCTCTATCAGCTCGGCCCATGTGTAGGCCCCGAGCTCTGCCCAGGTCAGGCTAGCTACGTCCCCCCAGGTCGTCATCTGATCCCCAGCCCGGCCTGCCTCATCATACCTGTGGCCCGATTCATGACAGCCTGTGCTATCTGCCGCCCATCGAGATTGATATTGATGGTCGTGTCCCCGCCCCCACCGCCTGTCTTTGCGGCCCTGCCCATCTTGGTCAGGCTGACGATCTCCTGAGTAATATCATGCGGAAGTACAAGCTCAGAACCGGCCTCCCCTATCATGGCGATCTCAGGCGATTCTACTAGCCCTCCCCTGGCTCGGAGATTGATGTAATTGCTTATACCGCCACCTGATATGTAATTCATGGGGTTGATGATGGATGTGACGCCCTGAGGATTTGTATATTTCAGGCCGGGGATTGAGACGCCAGTGCAGCCGTCCACAAAACCGCCCTCGAATAGACAGTCAGTAAAATTCGTTGTTCCCGTCGACCACTTACCGCCGGCTCCGACCCC